GATCGTGCTGCCCGGCGACCCGCTGCCCGTGATCCGCGGCGTCTCGCCGCGGAGCCTGGTGGCGATGTACGACGAGGACAGCGGCGACTGGCCCTACTACGCGCTGGAGATCGTGCAATCACCGTGGGCCGAGACCGCATACCGCCTCTACGACGAGACCAGCGTGATCACATTCGTCGACGCCGACGGCTCGGCCGCGCTCAGGCGCACCGACAGCCGCGAGCACGACCTCGGCGTCTGCCCGGTGATCCGCTTCCGCAATCAGGACACGCTCAACGAGCCGCCGGCCAAGATCGGCTCGCCGTGGATCACGTACACGCCGGCGCCGACCGGCGGCGAGGTCGAGCCGCTGATGGGCCTGCAAGACCAGGTCGACTTCACGACGTTCGACCTGCTCGTCGCCCAGCACTTCCAGAGCTTCCGCCAGCGCTACATCATGGGCTGGACCGCCGACGGGGAAGAGGAAAAGGCCAAGGCCAACGCCTCGCGGCTGTGGACGTTCGAGGACCCCGAGACCAAGGTCGGCGAGTTCGGCCAGGTCGACCTCAAGGGCTACCTCGACTCGCGCGAGTCGGCCGTGATGAACATCGGCGTGATCTCGCAAACCCCCGGGCACGAGCTGCTCGGCAAGCTGGTCAACCTGAGCGCCGAGGCGCTGGTCGCCGCCGAGGTCGGCCAGCGGCGCAAGGTCCTCGAGCGGCAAAACCTGTTCGGCGAGAGCTGGGAACAAACGTTCGGGCTGGCGTCGCAGGCGGCCGGGTTCGAGGTTTCCGACGCCGCCCAGGTCCGCTGGCGGGACACCGAGGCGCGGTCGCTCTCGCAGACGATCGACGCGCTCGGGAAGCTCGCGCAGATGCTCGGCGTCCCGCCGGAGATGCTGTGGGAGCGGATCCCCGGCGTCACGCAGCAGGACGTCGACCGCTGGCGCAACGAGCAGGCCGCGTCGGCGCTGCTCGCGGCGGCCGCAACGCCGACGCCGACGCCGGTGCCCGAGGCGGTGCCCGGTGCCGTCGCAAGCTGATCAGCTCCACTTCGACGCCCAGACCCGGCTGGTGAGCAACGTCGGCGACGCCGCCGCCTCGATGCTCGCGCAGATCACCCTCGAGCGCTCCCGGCTGGTGCGGGACGCGTTCGCGACCACGATGGCCCGGCTCGTCGCCGGCGGCCAGTACGCCGCCGCCAACCTCGCCAGCACGTACATCCGCGCGCTCGAGCCGCCCGTCGAGCCCGTCGACCTCGCCGGCGCCCTGCGCGACCGGCTGCTCACCCCGCAGGACCCGAAGGCGTTCGTCGGCCTGCTGCGCTTCTGGCGCCTGCAGGACGAGGGCGCCGAGATCCCCGAGGCGCGCGAGATGGCCGGCACCTACGCCCGCGGCCTCGCCGAGGGCGACGTCCTCGCCGGACAGCGCGCCGGGCTCGAGGCGACCGCGAACGCCACCCGCCGCGTCACCCGCTACCGCAAGATGGCCCGCCCCGGCGCCTGCGCCTGGTGCCAGGCGGTCGCCGCCGGCGACGACCAAGCCGCCGCCCGCTACTTCACCCCCGACCGCGTGCCCCGCCACGAATTCTGCAAGTGCGGGTACGCCGCCACGTTCGTCGAGGAGTACCTCACCCGCAAAGGCTGGCGCCTCGCGCCCGCCGGCGTGGCGCCGGCGCCGACGCCCACCGGGTTCGTCGCGACCGGCGACTGGGCGAAGGACCGCGAGGCGATCAAGGCGCTGCAGACCGACGACTGGTTCACGAAGCGCACGCTGGCCGCCGCGCCGCCGAGAGCGCAGTCGGTCGAGCGGCTCGACCAGCTCCGGGCGATCGGCAAGGCGATCGACGACGAGGCGCGGCGCCGCCTCGGCCCCCGGCCGTTCGGCACCGCGCCGTGGGATTGGGAGCGCCAGATGGGCGCGAAGCGCCTCGAGGTCCTCTCCGAGCTCCGGTCGATGGGCGGCGAGATCAAGTTCTCCAACGCCAGGACGACCGCCGCGATGAGAGACATCCGGGCGGCGGCCAGGTTCTTCCCGAGCGACTGGTTCGACGCGATGGCCGGCCAGTGGCAGGCCAAGCAGGTCAAGCGCGGCTTTTTCAGCTCGGGAAGCCGGATCATCGCGCTCAGCGGCACCGGCCAGAAGCGCCTGAACGTCGCGATCCACGAGGTCGGTCACGGCATGCAAAAGAACCTGCGAGTCGGCAACGCCGAGCAGCAATTCCACATGGCGCGCAACACGCACATCAACGGCGTGCTCGAGCAGCCCGTCAAGCTGTGGGATCCCGACGACCCCAACGCCAAGACCCGCGGCGACAAATACCAGCTCCCCTACACCGGGCGCGAATACACCTGGGGCACCCTCGAGGTGCTGACCACCACGGCCGAGAGCGTCTTCGGAACCTCCGGTTATGCTGATCAGGACATGACCAACTGGCTGCTAGGAACGATGGCGAAGCTATGAGCTGGCGGATCACCGGGACCGAACAACTGACCGGCGACGACCCGCGCGACCCGTGGGACGGTCGGCGAGCTGACGTCTCGTGGGACGACGGGCTCGTGATCGCACCCGGCAGCGAGTGGGTGATCGACCGGCTGCGCGAGCTCGACGGCCAGGAGGCGATGATCCCCCCCGTCGGCCCGACGTTCACCGTCGACGTCGGCGACCGCGCCTCAGCGTTCTGGGCGACCTACTCGCTGATGTACGCCGTCGGACTCAAGATCGAGAACGCCCCCGGCCCGACCTGGGTCGACGAGACCCCCGCCGGCGCCGTTAACTAGCCGCCGACACCGGCCGGTGCTACGGTCCGGCCCTGATGGCAGAGCCGGACCCGCCAGCGGGCCCCGAGCCCCAGAATCCGCCGGATCGGCCGACAGGCAATCCCCCGGCGCCGCCGACAGGCGACCCGGACCCGGCGGCTGAGGTTGCCAAGTGGAAGGCCCTCGCGCGCCAGCATGAGAGGCGCGCCAAAGAGGGCCAGACGGCGATCGACCGGCTCGCGGAGCTGGAGAATCGCGACAAGACCGAGCTGGAGAGGGCGCAGAGCACCGCGCGACAAGCAACCGAGCGAGCCGACAAGGCCGAGCTCGAGGTGCTGCGCCTCCAGGTCGCCGCCCGCAAGGGACTGACGGCCGAGCAGGCCAAGCGCCTGCAGGGTACGACCGCCGAGGAGCTGGACGCCGATGCCGACGAGCTCCTCGCCGCGTTCAAGCCACCCGAGCCGCCGCCGGCGCCGCCGGCGAACGGTAGCCGACAGGGCACCCCCGTCCCGAGGCTCAGGCCCGGCGCCGTTCCCGACGCCGGGACACGCGAGACCGACCCCGCCAAGCTGGCGGCGCTGGTCCCGCGACGCTGAGCCTCAGAGAACTCCGAACATAGGAGGACCAAGTGCCCCAGCCACCGGCGCTCCCCCCCGGCAACTTCGGGGATCCCTCGCACCAGCTCACCCCGCAGCATCACCTCGACCCCGACATGCTCACCGGGCTCTCGCTCGGCGTGCTCGAGCGCGACGTGCTGCTCCCGGCGTTCGTGACCCGCCTCGCCGGCGCCGACTTCCGCGGCCACGAGAACGACACGATCAACATGCGGATCCCGGCGTACACCGAGGCCCGCGAATACGAGTGGCGCAACGACCGGGCCGAACCGATCATCCTCGACCAGCTGACCGAGACCAGCATCCCGGTCAAGCTCGACACGCACCTGTACTCCGCGCTGGCGATCACCGACGAGCAGCTGACCCTCGACGTCGCGAGCTTCGGCGAGCAGGTCCTCGCCCCGCAGGTCCGCGCGCTGACCCGGCGCTTTGAGGAGGCGCTGGCCTACGCGGTCGAGAACGCGCCGATCGCCTGGACGGTCAACGAGGCCGACCCGTACCTGGCGGCGGCCAAGGCGCGGGCGGCGCTCAACAAGGCCGGCATTCCCCTCGAGGGCCGCGCGCTGATCCTGGGCGCCGACGTCGAGACCGCGTTTCTCTCGACGCCGCTGCTGGTGCGCGCCGACACCTCCGGGTCGACGAGCGCGCTGCGCGACGCCAACATCGGCCGGATCGCCGGCTTCGAGACCTATGTCTCGATGTTCATCGACCCCGACACCGCCTACGCGGTTCACCGCAGCGCGATCGCGCTGGCGAACATGGCGCCGGTCGTTCCCGACGGCGTGACGTGGGGCCGCAGCCAGGTCTACAACGGGTACGCCGTCCGGTGGATCCGCGACTACGACCCGATGTACCTGCGCGACCGCTCGGTGCTCTCGACGTTCATCGGCGCCTCGAGCGTCAACGACGGCGCGCAGCTCACCGGGCCGATGCGCGGCCAGCACGACGATGAGAACGTCCGCATCGTCAAGATCACCGGGATCCGGGCGGGCACCCCGGCGGGCGGCTGATGCGCTGGTCAGATCTGGGACGCTGGGCGGACTCCGGGAAGGGCTGGGCGAACCTGGGGCGCTGGGACGATCGCCCGGCCGCCCCCGGTGGGCCCGAACCCGAACCGGAACCCGAGCCCGAGCCCGCGCCGATCATGGCGCCTGCGGGTTCCCCCGAGCCCCAGCCGCCGATAATGGCGCCTGCGGGTCCCCCCGAGCCCGCCGCCGAACCGGCGGCGCCCGCGCCGGCGCCGACGCCTGTGGTCGAGCCGCCGGCGCCGCGGCGGCGACGGCGCCGGCCACCCGAGCCCGAGGCCGAGTGAGCGACACGGAGACACCGCAGCCGTTCGCAACCGTCGAGGACCTCGAGCGGCGGCTCGGCAAGCCGCTCGAAGGCCTCGACCGCGACCGCGCCGAGGCGCTGCTCGAGGACGCCTCGGCGATCATCCGCGCCGTCGCCCGAGGCCGCGCGTGGCCCGACCCGGTGCCCGACGTCGTCCGCACCGTCTGCATCGCGATGGCGCTGCGCGCGTGGCTCAACCCCGAGGGCGTGCGTCAGCAGAGCCTCGGCGACCTGTCGATGACGTTCGGCTCGGTCGAGACCGGCGTCGCGATGACCGAGGAGGAGCGCCGGCTGATCCGGGGGGCGGCCGGGTTCGGCATCGCGCTCGACTCGATCCAGCTGACCTCGGGCTGGGGCGGACGGCGGACGATCTTCGTGCAGACCGACCCGCCCAGCGGCGACCTTCTCCCCTGGCTGAGCGAATGATCACCGCCGACCACCTCCTCAACACCACCGTCGAGCTGCGCCGCCGCCGCACGACCGACGACGGCATGGGCGGCCAGGAGAGCGAGTGGGAGACCGTCGGCACGCTCCCCGCCCGCGTCTCCCAACCGGCTACCGGCGGTCAGGCCGGCGAGCAGGTGATCGCCGCGCAGGCGGCACGGCGGATCACGCAGCGGATCTACCTCGAGGCCAGCACCGACGTGACTCGCGGGGACATGCTCGTCACCGTCGACGCCCGCGAGCTGATGGTCGAGGCGATGGTGCAGCCCTCCGAGCCCGCCTACCGCCGCGCCGACTGCGTCGACCAGCAGGAGGGGATCTGATGGCGGAAGGCTGGGTGCTCGAGGGCGTCGACGAGCTGATGGCGACGCTCGCGCGGCTGCCGCGCGAGCTCGCCGCCGGCGCCAACGACGGCCACCGGCAGCTCGCCGAGCGGGAGGCCGCCGAGATCCGCGCTCGCGCGCCGCAGCCGCCGGGCGCGAGCGGCGAGGCCACCGGCAAGCTCGCCGACAAGGTCCGCGTCGCCTACGGCGCCTACAACCGCAGCCCGTTCTTCGCTGACGTCGTCGTCGGCGAGGAGGGCGAGACTCCGTACCTCGGGCACTACGAGTTCGGCACCCGCCGCCAGGCCGCGCGACCGTTCGTCCGCCCCGCCGCCGCCCGCGCCGAGGCCTCGCACGAATCCACGATGCTGGCCGCCGCGCGCAGGAGGATCGCGTGAGCACGAGCCCGCCCGTGCTGGTCGGGACCGAGTCGTTCGCCGCGATCCAGCGGGAGGTGTGCTCGACCCTCGCCGACGAGCTCGCGCCGATCAAGGTCTATGACTACGTCCCCGAGAAGGCCGAGGCGCCCTACGTCGTCTGGAACACCGCGTGGGGCGCCGAGCGCGACACGCTCAACGGCACCGCCGACCG